AAAAACAGAAAAACTAGGCGAACTAGGCAGGAAAGTTTATACTAATGTAGAATACGCCCCTTATGTTGAGTTTGGAACTTATGGAAATGTAGAAACTACTATTTCAGGCGTTGACTATTCTTCTGTTGCATTACCTTTTAAACGGTCTAATGGTGGGCCTGGAGGCATGTCTGGTAGATCATTTTTATTTCGTTCTTTTGAAGAAGCTAGACCAAAGATCATTAAAGATTTAAAAAAGGTAATCAATGCCAAATAAAAACGGTATAAAAAATCTGCATAGAACTACAGGTCGTATGATCCGTGAGGATGATACGTTTATAAATCGAGCGGACTATATCTACAACTCACACAGAGACTACTATAAGAAAGTTTTAGATTTTCACGTTGAGATGTCTTTGGGTAATGTGCCTAATTTTAGCATTGTACATAAGTTTGGGAGAAATGTTAATGTAGGAAGTACGTTTGCACCAATTACACAATCGGGATTTTATAGAATGCCAACCTCAAATACGGCGCTAGAAATTGTTTCGAATAGTGCAGATGATAATGCTTCGGGTATTGGAGCTAGAACGGTGTATTACGAAGGGCTAAAAGAGGTGGCAGGTGAGTTAGTTATCACTTCGAACACAGTAACTATGAACGGTCTTACGCCGGTTGCGCTTCCTGATTCTCTTATAAGACTTTATAGATGGTATGTTGCAAGTAGCGGAACGTATGCAACGCAATCAAGCGCAAGCCATCAGGGAGAATTAACTATACAAGAAAGCGGAGCAGGTGATATTTGGTCGGCTATAAAAGCAAATGGAATTTTTAAAGGACAGTCACAAATTGGATGCTATACTGTTCCTAGTGGTTATACTGCCTTGATAAATAGGATAGCTTATTCAGTACAAGCAACACTTGAAGCTGAAATTATTTTTATGCAAAGGAATGGGGTTTTGAATACAACTGCACCATTTGATGCCTTGAGGGTTATCACAGATATTGATTCAGCAAAGGGTACGACTTCGGTTGATTTTGTCGCTCCCATAGCTATACAAGAAGAAACGGATCTAATTTTTATGGGTAAAAGTAAAGGCGGTCAAGCACTCCCGATGACGATAGACTTTGAAATTAAACTTGTACAAAATGGCTAAAGATTCAACCACTCAATTACAGACAGCGTATTATACGTTACTTAATAATAATGTAACCATATCTGGTAGCGCTATACCAATATACGATGATGTACCTTCTAGCGCCACGTACCCATTGATACATTTTAATGATACAACATTAGTTGATAATTCTACTAAAAGCACATTCATGGATGATGTGACATTTAGTTTGTCGGTTGTAGATAGGTTTGGGCTAGATAATGGATCACGTGCTAATATTAATAGCATAGTAGATCAGGTAAAGCAAATAATAAGAGCGAGACCAGTGCCTTTTAGCTTAAACGATTTTAATGTAATTACCTCCGTGGTAGATAATGATGTCTCAAGAAAGCAGCGTACAGATACTTATACGTATTTCATACGTGAGCTAAGATTCCGTCATATCATAGAGGAAAAATAAGGCTGTATTAAAAGTCCTTATATTTTTTTATATTTTACAAAGTTTAACCTACAAACAAAACTTAATATTATTATGGCCGCAATAAATGGAACTTTAATACTTTTCAACGTTGATGTTGATGGAGGCACCCCTGCAACGCTGGGAGCGACTACTTCAGCAACTTTGAATATTGACATGGACTTACCTGATGCTTCATCAAAAGACTCAGCAGGATGGGCAGATCATATACAAGGACAAAAATCTTGGTCTGTTGATGTAGATGGAATTGCAAATTTTATATCCTCTACCGGAAATGTAGAAGAGCTAGGCAATTACATACTTAACAGAAATACTGTTGACGTTGAATTTGTACCAAATGATTCAGCAGGTGATTTACCTTCTGGTACTTATGTAAAATACACTGGCGAAGCTTCTTGTGCATCTGTAAGCTTTGTAGCAGGGAATGAAGATACCGCAACTCTTTCTGGATCTTTTACTGGAAAAGGCGCGTTAACTGCATCAACCGTTACTAAGGCTTAATGAAGGGAACTAAAAAAGTTACCATAGATGGCAAGGCTTACGCGTTTAAGTTTGACTTAAATGCTTTGGAGCGATTTACTGAAGAAGCAGGGGTAGGATTAAATGGCTTAGATGCAGCGCTTGATAAAGTTGTTAACATTAAGCTATTTATACAAGCCCTTTCAGCTTCAGGAGGTGATGAAATACCCAAAGAAGCTATCGGAACTATGGACTTTGCGCAATTATCTCAAGTGTTTGAACTAGTAAGAGAATCAGTGGGAAACCTGACGGGCCCAAAGTAAAGGGCCAACCGATTGAAAGTTTAGAGGAACTGTACATACTAGGTTATCAAATGGGATTAAAGCCTAACGAGTTAAGGCATACAACAATGTATGATTTCAACTTAATGGCAAGGGCATTTACAGAAAATAGAAAGCATGACTACAATGTTATGCGGATAAACGCTTTTTTAATCTCTGCGTATTCAGGGTTAGAAGGAAAAGCAAGGAAAAAATTAACACCAGAAAAAATGTTCCCCTTAAAATCAAATAGCGAAAAACCAAAAACAGATAAGAAAAAGCTTTTTGATTTAATAAAAATGGTGGAAAAAAGTAGGGGGATGGCATGATAGCTGCTTTAACCGCGAAGATAGGAGCGGATATAACCGGATTGACCAGTGGTCTTAAAAAAGCTGGTAAAGATCTTAATAAATTTGGCAGTGACGTGTCTAGATTTGGAGCGGCAATTTCTGTAGGTATTTCCGCCCCATTAACGGCAGCAGCTACACAAAGCGTAAAAGCTTTTGATACTCAAATACAGGCAGAAAAAAGATTAGAAGCTGCCTTAAGAAGCGCAGGAGAATTTAGCCAAGCGGCTTTACAAGATTTTAAATCTTTTGCCAGTGGACTCCAGCAAGTAACAACTGTAGGTGATGAATCTACATTAAAGATGTTACAACTCGCCAAGTCCATGGGCTTATCCAATGAGCAAGCTAAGAGCGCGTCTAAAAATGCTATTTCTTTAGCTAAGGCAATGGGTATAAACGAGCAGTCTGCTATACGCTATACTGCCGCTTTAGAACAAGGCGATGCTACGATGTTGAATAGGTACCTACCTACTCTTAGGCAAATAGATGACGAGACCGAGCGAGCTGCTAAAGCCCAGGAATTACTAGGCCAAATGTTTAGCGCGGCCACATCTGAGGCTCAAAATGGTTTAGGGCCATTAATACAATTGCAGAATACTCTTGGTGACTTTCAAGAAGACATAGGTGGAATAGTACTAGAGTACATGCAGCCTTTTATAGATGGCTTAAAGGATTTTGTAACAGCATTTAAAAATAGTTCTGACGAGACTAAAAGATTTATAACGCAAGTCGTATTAATAGGCTCAGTAGCAGGGCCGGCAATTGTTACTCTTGGGCTAGCAATTAAGGGCTTAGCTTTAGGATTTGCAACTTTGCTTAGCCCGGTCGCTTTAACTGTGGCTGCTATCGCTACTTTAGCGGCAGGCTTTATATATGCAGGATATAATTTTGATGCAATAGTTGAAAGATTCAAAGATATTTCATGGTGGAAAAATAGTATTTTAGATATGGCTGCATTTTTTGCGGCTAATATGCCATTGCTTGGCGGAGGTGTGAATGTAGCGGCTAAGTTTTTAGCATTAAAAACACCTATTGATGACACTAAAACAGAATTTAAAAGCTTAGGTGAAGTAGCAAAAGAAGTCTTTGCAGACATTACTGGGCTAAACTTCGATAAAGTATTTACTTTAGAAGAGCCAGAAGGGACTAAAGAAACTGGTGATTCTATTAAAAAATCATTCGAAGGCGGGGTAGAATCTGTTGGTGCAATGAGTGGCTTAATAAATAATACGCTTGTGCCATCTGCTAATATGGCAAAAGTAGCCCTCACCGATTTACCTGGTTTAATAACCACACCGTTAATCAGTGCGGCTCAGGCCGCTACGTTACTTACAGATATAACTAATACCTTCACTAGTTCTTTCGGTCAGGGTATGGCTAACGTCGTTGTCCAGGGTGAAAAACTTGTAGACACATTAAAAAACATTGGGAAACTATTAGCAAGTGCTGTAATACAAAAAGGAATAAGCATACTTTTAACTGGTGGCTTAGGCGGTACTGGCTTCTTTGGTGATGGCGGTGGTATATTTGGATCCTTACTAGGAAAATTAACTGGTACAAAAGTAAACGATGCTCTTATAACTAGCGCTGGTAAAATTGTAGAATTCCACCCTAATGATAATATACTTGCAATGAAAGATCTCGGTGGGCTACAAACTCAAGGTGGGACTCAGAAAGTACAACTAGGTGGAGAGTTCAGAGTCAAAGGTACTGATTTAGTACTAGCACTAGACGAGGCTAACTATTCATTAGGTAGGTAATGGCATACGGACTTAAATACTATTTTGTAGATAAGAAAATAGTAGGCTCAACTACTACAACGTATAAATTTGAAATCCTTGAGGATGGGCATACTGGAGGATCAACCGAGTGGATCGGCGTAGATATAAGTAGGCAATATGAAGAACTATCTTTTCGTAAATTAAATTATTTACAAAAGTCGACTTGTAATGGTACAATTAGGGTTGAAGATACTACGCAAAGAGGCATTATTGAGACAATAGGTGGCTCTCAAATAGGTGATTACAAAGTTCAATTAAAGAAAAACGGAACAATAGTTTGGACAGGCTTAGTTATTCCCGATCTTACGGTTATTGGCGAAGAAAACTATGGAAACCAATCTGCTAGCATACATGCTAAAGATATTTTTATAAAAGGAGATTTCCCTCTTACAACGATATTTCCAGATACAAGGGGCATAGAAAAAGCTATTGTATTAATAGCTGATATACTTGATACAATGGGCTACCAGTTAGATATTGTATCTTATACTTCTTGGATAGAAGGAGGCCTTACTCAAACTGATGATATATTAAATCAATCGTACCACGAGAAAGAGCGCTTTCGTATTTATGGTAAAAATGATGACGAGGATGATAGACCATTAACAAATCAACAAGCGCTTGAGTATATACTTAAATCCTACGGATTAATATTACGCCAGGTTAATGGAGATTGGAACTTAGTACAAATAACTGCTTATGATAATATTTCATCGGTTAGACGATATGTATATGATTACGAAGGCACTCAGACATCAAGTACTGTTAGCCATTCAATGGGTACATCAACTGGTAGTGATAACCTTTATATACAAGGTAGCTCAAGCAATAATTATTTTGCAGGAGTAAAAAAGGTTGCTAGCAACTTTAAGCATGATTCGATTATCCAGGGGATTAAATTCAATAGAGAATACTGGATAGATGACGCTAGCGAATTAGCAAAAAGTCAATATTGGCAAGCTGACGGAACAGGCAACATTGAATTGTTTTTTGTTACTTGGTTTGCAAAAACTACCGCAACAGATCTTGGCAACCCAGTCGTCATGTCAGTCTCTATATATGTAGATACTGGTGGAACAGATTACTATTGGAATGGGACCGCGTGGGTAACCTCTCCTGCAACGATAAACGTAGAGGTGCAAGAATCATACTCTTCTAGGGATTCAGACAATAATTACATACACAAAAATGCGGGCATTACTATAGTTACTGACCCTATACCCGATGCTGCGGATGGCACGTTAAATGTAAAAATAACACCAGATCCACTGGCCGCAAATTACGCGTATTGGTATTTACGTAGTTTAGATTTTAAACTTACTTACTCAGACACTGTAGACGGTATAAGTTCAGCAATAAATTATGAATTAGAACAGACTGGCGATTATTCTGATGAATATGATTACGGATCATACTATTTTGGTGACGGACCCACATCTGCCTCACTATCGGCTTTGAAAAATTCATCAAGAGCATTACTTGCCTTGTGGAAAAGATACGGAGACACCTCTACTACTAATCATCAGAATCTTATTCTAAATGAGATTTTAAATGTTAGAAGAAATCAAAGAAGAAATATACGCGCTAGCCTGTATGGGGAATACGAGCCTGATGATATATTAGTTTATGATAGTAGTAATTTCTTTTTCCTTGGTGGCTCATGGAGTTCTAAATCATACCAATGGTCAGGGAACTTTATACAAATAAACATACAAGAAGGCACTGACACATTAAATACTTTTTACATAACAGACGGCTCAGGTATATCAAGTGGAGCTATTGGATCAACAGGCGAAACCACAGGTGCATCAAGTTTATATTTAGAAAAAGGAAAAAATCTTAGCGATATACCAAGCGATGCCACCGCTAGAGCAAATATAGGGCTAGGCTCGACTGATCAAGTAATATTCGCGACTGTTAATACTGGCCAAGGCGACAACGAGTTATACGGCATGGACCAAGACGTTAAAACAACGGATGATGTTCAGTTTGATGATATCACTGCTACCGGTGTTATAAGAACCAATGAGCTAGATGCACAAGCTGATTTAGTTTGGAATACTGCGACAGAAGTTTGGAATACAAGCGACTATTACTTTACTGGTGCAATAAATCTAGCAGGTAGCTTATACATAACCGATGAATTGGATGTAGCTGAATCTGTGTCAATTGGCACTACTTTAGATGTATCGGGTAATACTACCATATTAGGAACACTAGATGCTCCTACCTTGAATACTGGTCAAGGCGATAATGAGTTATATGCTATGAACCAAGATGTTCAGACTACGGATGGTGTAATCTTTGATACGTTATCTGTTACCAATAGCGCTTCGGTAGGTGGTTCTCTAACGCTAACGGGTTCGGCAGACTTTAATAGTACGATGAACCTACAAGGCAATCTTACAACGCAAGCTAACCTACAAGATGATGGCTACGCAACGGGATGGTCGGGAACAAATTGGCAGATACAAGCGGATGGTTCGGCAGAATTACAAGAGTTAAGAGTACGTGGAGCGTTACGAGTATTTGAGTTTATAGCGAAGCAGATTAGCACAATAGGCGGTAGCGAGATATTAAGCATCGCACAAGGTAGAGTAGTAAGTGTTGACTCTGATAATGACACTATCACAGTTGAAAACGTAACGGGTACGGCAGGCAATTCATTCAAAACAAATGATTTGTTTATCTGTCAGGTAACCGATATAAATAACGACTTAGAAAGTGGTGGAACTGGCTCTATTGTTAAGTCGGTTCGTGGTGGTGTTATTGGTATAGTAGGTAATGATATAGAGGTTTCTATTACTTCGGGGAATCTAACCGATTTAGTTACGGGTGATTTGATTGTTGCTTATGGTAATACTACCGATGCGGATAGGCAGGCTATAATGTATCGTAACGTAGATAGGTCAGAAGATAGCTTAATAATGAGAATGCAGACAGATGTAAATGCGTTTTCTGATTTACAAAACGAAGCTAATACTAGAGTAGCTTTTGGAGATTTAGGGCCAAGACCAAGTAATTCTACTGGTTATTCGGGTTTGACTTCTGAAACTTTTGGATTCTTTGCAGGCGATAATTCAGCAGGACATATTTTAGCAACAAGTAGTGGTTTATTCCTAAAGGATGGAACTAGCACGCTTGCCCAACTTACAAGCAACACCTTCAAGGTAGGTGATAGTACAAACTTCCTATCGTTTAACGGTACAAGTTTTGATATAGCGACTACTTCGTTTAGTTTAAATACGGCAAACCTAGATATAAGTAGTGCGAATGAAAACATAGTCATAGGTACTGGTTCGGCATTAATGACTGTGGGTAGGTTAGATTTAAATAATCAAGGTTTACAAATAAATTCTACCGGAATAACTAATCAGAACTATTGGAAGCTAGGTCAGGGTGATGTACAGTTTAAGGTGGGCGATGGTACTAACTTCTTATCATTTAACGAGAATGCAGGCACGTTTGAAATAGAAACGCAAGCATTTAGGTTAGACACAACTGCATCGGGCGGTGGAATTGATATAGATTCAACTAGCCAAACAATAAAGCTAGAAGATTCTAACAAGGTTAGGACTCAAGTAGATATAACTAATGGCTCTCCTTCTGTTAGCGTTGATGTAAATCAAAGCATATCAGCACAAACTATAACCGATTTATCTGCTTATGAAACAACGGTAGGAACGTATTACAATGTAGATTTAGGCGATGCGGTAGAGGTTTTTGTAACTGCATCCTTAACAACATTGACTAATGCAGGGGGAGGAACTTTTATTGTGTATCTGTACGGTGGTAATTCATCAACTAGCGCAACTAATGAACTTGCAAGAAAAAGAAGTCAAATTATAT